CCATACACAGCACTAATTCTAAACTTGCCATCGACATCATCCTTAGCGAATGAGGACAGTGAAGGATGAATCTCTAAGCCTTCAGCATTACGGAAATCATTCACAATGTTAGCTCTAATTGCAGCCTTCTCACCCTTGGTTAAACCAATAGATTCAGTGGTTGCAATCGTATCGAGGATGTGCTCATCAACCTTTACAGCTTGACGCACTTCACGATCAGCATCTGTAAGCTTAGCAATTACTGGACCATTAGGTGTAGTTGCTTGTGGCATTAGATTAGAGGTAACTGCATCCTGCTTAGATGATCCATACATGGCTCTTGCAAGCTCATCATCTGGTGCATCGTTAACAGCCTTAAAGATCATTCGAGCATTTGATGGGTTGGCTGTAGCCATGATGTTAGCCATAGCCGCAGGGTTGTACTGATGTACTGTAGTGTTCCAATCAATTCTACGAATAGAGTCTGCAATCTCTGTTAAGAGAGACCCTGCTTCAGAAGGCATTCCCTTCTTAAGCTCTGTAATCTGCTTATCTAGATCAGCAAGTCTTTGTTCATTTTTAGCAGCACTTGCATTCTTATCTAGAAGCCCTTGCAGTCTACCTTGCTTAGCTTTATAATCAGCCACTTCATCAGCAATGTCCTTCTCAGCACGCTTTACAGCTTCTTTGTAAGACAGTTGTTGATTGGTTTGATATTCTTTAGCTCTTGCTTTTACATCTGTGACAGGCTTCTCTAGCGCCTTCATCTCATCATAGATTTTACGAACTTGTCCGTTATCTAGGAGAGGAGAGGAATCACCTAAGGTGCTTGCTCGTTGTGCCTCAAGCTCTTGAATGGCTTTCTGGCGGGCTGCAAGCTCTACATCAGGGGTAGATACCTTAGCACCTTCAAAAATTGATTCTGGGGCTTTCTGAGGGCTTGCAGAAGGTGTCTTAGCTACAGGAACTGCTGGTTCTGTTGTAGGAACCACGTTTGAAGCAATCCTAGGTGTCTTCCCTAGCTTTCCTACGTTCTTAGCTGAACGATAAACCTCTCCAATACCTACTAGGTCAAGGATAGGCGACAGACGATCAAGCCACTTCTCAGTACTAGAATATCCTTCTGGATCAAAAACACTGATGAGCTTTAAGTACTCACCATAGTCGTTATCGCTAGAAAGAATAACTCCTGACTTACCTTGTAAGCTTTCAATAGCACCTCTAGCAAACTCTTCACGAGCCTTAGGGGGAAGGTTCTGGAAAGTCTCTCTCAAGTCCTCCATTGAACCACCAGCATCTATATAAGAGAGAAGGAAGTCTTTACCAGAAGCTTTCCCATATTTCTTCTTTAGATCAGCAGTTACTTTACCAATTGTAACGTTGTTAGCAAATGGTACTACAGATACTTCTAGCAGCTCTAGGAATGTTCTTCCTTGACTCTCTGATTGAAGCTTAGCACCTGCTCCGTTAACTAACGCTTGAATTCGATTCTGACTGTCGATAACTTCATCTAGAAGCTCGGCAATATTGTCTCGAACTTGCTCAGGCTCTTCTTTAGTAACCTTTGTTGGTTGCGCTAGATGTGCAACAGCTACTTCTTTATTTAAATTACTTGCAGGCAGCTTCATCTTTGCGTTATACGCATCGAGGGCTGCCTTTTTGTTTTCAATCGTTACATCACGACTAGCAAGGATACCAGTGAGCACCTCTAGGTCTTTGTTTGAAGACTTTCTAGAGATATCAGTTTCAAGGGCTTTACGATATGAATCTTGCCCAGCTTGGGCCTCCGAAACCAAAGTTTGGTACGTAGACACCAGCTTATCTGGGGTTTGTGTTAATGCTGAAACTTTTGCTGATCTATCTTGAATAGTTGCAAGAGGAAGTTGTGCAGCAACAGGGGGCTCTGGGTACATATCATTAAGATCGATACTACCCGTTCCACCAAACATTTGGTCAATTGTATCCAATTTACTTTCCTTTTTTCATTCCAACAGCCCCAGCCATTGCAAGCTGAGATACACCTTGATAAATTTGTGCTCTATTTAGAGCGTCATTAGCTTGTTGCTGGAAGATACTGATATTCTGAGAAGTTTGTAAAGCACCTAGGTTACTTCCTAGATTGGAGCTGAGGTTTGTAGAGAGAACGCCTAAAGCACCAAGTTCTCCTGCGCTCTCTGCTGTACCCGATGCAGCAGAAACTTGTAAAAGCTGTGCTCTACGAATTCTTTCTTCTCGAAGCTGATTACGCCTCTCTTGCATTGCTTGAGACTTATTTCCGGCACGTTGTTCAGACTGTGCCCTCTTTTGCATTTTATTTGCTTTATTTTGCTGTACAATACTGGCCCCTGTAGCCGCGACAGCTACGCCAACAAGTGCTGAAATAGCCATTATAATTCTTTCAAGTAAATGTGTTCATGTAATGAATTACCTAGTCTTGGTAAAATCTTATCAAGAGAGCTGTCAACTTTAGCGTGCCAAAGCATAATCTCTGCGCCTTCTTCTTTTGCTGCTTGCTCTGTTTCTCGGATTAGTTTTAATCCAAGAGGAGTGTTTCGTTTACTGGGATGTACAAACAACAGATCGTTATAACAAACTAGTACATCCTTGTAATGAAGATGATTAGATAATAGATTAATTGAATAACCAACTAATTCATCTTCGTAAAATGCTAAAAGGCTTATTAAACTTCCTGATTGCTCTAGGTGTTCATATTTATCATAGTCTCCATTAACTACGAATACATCTTTTAGTTTTACAAGTTCATCCCAATGTGCAGCAAGGAGAGGCATATTGAAGAGGGCCTCTTTATAAGACCCCCTTCTAATTTTAAGTGATTGGTGAGGCATTTAAGCTAATGTTCCATCCAAGGAGTTTACAATCTTTATCTGGCTCAGATTCAAAGTAAACAGAGAATGCTCTTCCTTGTCCACGAATCTTACTCTTAGTAATTACTGTTTTATTAGAGGATTTCAGACTTGGTTGATTCAAATCCGTAAGCTCTACACGGCTTAGACGATACACCTGTTGGGGCGTTGTCCAGCGTCCTGCATCAATTGTCTCTGCCCAATCCCATTGAAAACGCATTAGGCATCCTGATGGATTAATGAATTCACCAAAACTGTCAATACCAGTTTCAGTTTTCTCAAGGACAGTTAGGAGGTATGGTACTTGCTTAACAGCAGATACATCTCCAGCAGTGATAGCTCCAGTAAGAATGTATGCATGTGCATCAGCATAGTCCCAATCCTTCCATGAGGAATTACGGTAGTAACTAAAACTGAATGAATAGATTCCAGCAGTATTCTTAAGTACGAGATATCTAATGTTTCTATTAGAAGAAGTTTTCTTACCTAAATCAATTACTACAGGATCAGTTGAAACAAATACTTGGTCGGTAGTTGTAAATACATCTACTGTTAAAGCTTCAGATGTAAATCTATTAGTATCAAATCCTTGAACGACTTCATATAAATTATCTTCTGAAGGAAAGATTTTAAATTTATAGAAACATCCTAGAATCAAATCTAGAATGAGTTCATAAGTTTCATTGTCTTCTTCAAAGAATCCCTTAGTATGATAAATCCATCGTACACGCTTAGCTAAGGAATCGTAAACTCCTCTTACATTTTGTTTAGAGAAATTATCAATATCTTGGTAGAGGGTTCTAATCGATAACGCAGTGATGCTCTCAGTGGAAAGCATTCCTGTTTCATTAGCACCTACAACGTAAATACCGTCTTCAGCCCAAAACATAACTTTTGAACCATCAGTAACAACAGACTTATCTCCGATGCACCCAAAGGTGGATAGAGTATCAACTCGATAGTTCGTAGCTGTAAAGCCATAATCACTTCCGCCAGTAATTGACCAAACACCGTTTGTAGCTAATACAATCATGGAGTTTCCAATCACCTCCATAGAGATGATTCGTGAAGCCCCTGCAATACGGATATAGCCACCATCAGTATCTACAATGTCTGCGTTTTCACGAGAGGTTGGATCACCTTCTTGGTAGCACTTACCGTAGTCTTGTTTATTCTTAACTAATTGAGAAAAGAAGACATAGCTAGAAAGCGTAGGACTTGCATCATCCCCACCTTCCACTTCCCCTCCAAATCCAGCATACCAAACTCTTCCTGCAAACTCTTTTACAATTGTAGCACCCTTAGTTGTTCTATCTAGGGGCGTATCAATTGACTTGTAAGCAAGGGCAGGGTACTTGGCACCGTTAGCTTCGAAAGCTTCTTTTCTAGAAGCACCTCTCGATAGGGCATCAATGATAAAATAGCCCTTAGAGGCTTTTGTATCACCGCCTAGTACCTCTTCATATAGTTTGTGGAAAATACGCTCAAAAGGCTCAGAACCGCTTGCAACGGGCTGAAATTGTAAGCCAGGCCATACAGTTTCTGAATTGCTAGGGGCTACACCGAATTTAGTGAAATAGTAGTACGCAGGATCAACAAGAATGTTATCTTGGTTCTTACGTGGAATACCCCAAGATTGGTTCTGAAGATTGTAATAGTGCGTTAGGGTTAGTGGCCCTCTATATGATTTATCTGTGTTGTATTCAGCAGGGTCTGTAGTGATCCCCCAGAAGTCTCTACACTTAATTGTAAAGTATTCTGCGCTAAGAACACCACCTTTATAACTGACTAGCGCAAGCTTGGGATCACCACAAGCTACAACAAGTCTTCCGTCAACAGCCGCAAGAGAATAAGATGCTAGTACAGAAAGCTCAGTTAATGTGATTGAACCAATGTACCCATCTGCTGAAATAGGATTCTCTGCCATGTTATAAACATGGAGATTATTCCCTTCTTGTACAACTACGAAATCCTGATCTGCCACTCCTCCAGCATCCTTCCAACGGAATACACTAGGAGAACCGTACGCAACAGAAATCTGAGAGTCTAACGTCTTAAAAGAAGCCCCACTTTCCAAGTCCATTCCTAAACGGCGTTGACGAGTTCCTTTACGATCAATTTCGTAATTCTGTTCGTCAAGAGATGCGTTCTCTGGGAAATTTAAAGGGCTTGCTTCGGAAATGATTCCCTTAACAAAATTGTTAAACTCGGCTTTAGTGGAGTTCTTTGGCATTACTTAGTCTCTTTACTATCTAGGTACATATCGATAATTCCTTTTGGAATTGTTCGATTCGTAAACATACCTTGGAGGACATTAGGAATTTTACCACCCTTACCCTCTGTCACTACGATGTAATGACTAGGCATTGTAGGGGAAGGTTTAATCTGGTATCCCCGATATTCTGACATATATACGTTCATTATCGTTTTCTTCCATAGTCAGGGTATTTAACACCCCCTTGGGCTCTCCACGCTTTACGTGAAAGCCACCGTTGTTGTCTTCCTGCTTTCTGTTCCGCCTTCTGATTAACCATTTGTTTCTGGTTAAAGAATCTCACCCAGACTGGCTGGATGTATGCTAAGCACTGTGTCTTGCTTGCTTTAAGCGTATCATCTACAACACTGTTATATGAATCACAAACAATGTAATTGTCATCAAAGGTAGTCCAGTACTCTGGGTCTTTATCATTAACAATTAGCAGAGTTGATCCACCAAAGTCGTAAACAGTTTCTACGTTAGTGTTGGTAAGTGTTCTGTGTGATAGCAGCTCTAGGAATTCATCAGGATGACGAAACTTTAGAGAAACATACTTACCCTTATCGTTTAGATATCTTGCATCTACAAGCTCTTTAACGTTTACAGGGAGCTTTAGGTAGTTAGGACGAGTGAGGTCGCTAGGAGAGTCTAGCTGAATTAGCTTCTTTAGATGAGGCCAGTTTCTATTTCCAATCATCTCAAAGTAGCAAGTACGAACGACCTGGGCTACTTGAAGAGATTCTGTTGTGTCATTGATACTGTTAACCTCATCAGAATCCATGTCAGAAAGGATATCTTGAACAATATCTAGTAATGACATTTTCATTTTATGACTCCTTATATGTACGCTGAAGTACAAATCCAATATCGTAAATATTTACGTTAGTGTCTGGAGTTACAAATAAAGAAAGCTGTGTGTTATTAATGAAGCTTCCTAGATACAACGCAGTGGTAAATGAAACGTAGTTTACTGCACCACCACCTTTAATGAATTGAGTGCTAGCGGAGACAACAGTAGGGCCGTTATTGGTTTCTAATTCACTATTGATGACGTAAGGAGTCCCTGCCGCAGCAGCAGCAGTACATTTGAATTGTACTCTTGCAAGATAAACGGCATTCAAATCATTAATGACAAATCGACTGTTAGCAGTATCCCACAAAGCGCCTAAGCGAGAAGTGTCTGTCTGTGCAGCCAATCCGTTATTTGTTAGTTTAGTTCTAGCGGCTGCTGCAATTGCCCGAGGGGCACCGGATGTATACTGACTATCTGCAATATCGTTCCATCCGAAAATGTTCTTTGTTTTATCTGAATATGAAAAGTCACTTTCATATAGCTTTCGCCAACTACCTGAATTAGGAGCACTGGCGACATAAACCTGGGAAGCTGTAGCTGAACTCAATCCCTTTGGATCGTGTCGTTCAGAGTCTGGAATATCTTTATGTAAGATTGACATATTTGTTCCACAAATAAGAAATGGGGATCACCATTATAGTGACCCCCATTAAGGTTCCTTAGACCTTCGTCTTGTTGACGAATTCCAAGATTAGTGTTGCCTTACCTACAGTGGGTGAGACCACAGGGGTAGTACCACCAAGAGTACGAGTAACACGTTCAGCAGCAGTAGTACCAGTTGCTGAGGCTTGCGCCCATGTCCCTGTACCTGTAGAAGCTGGTGTCTTAGTACCAATAGCTTCCAGTTCAGCTTCCGTCAGCACGATACCGTTAGTAGCGGGGGCAGTGCCACCGAAAATAACAGTAGGTGAAGTCCCAGTGATGCTGAATGCTTCGTCTACACGAAGAATTGCTCGCTTGAATTGCGCACCACGAGGGATGACAACAGGAGGCAGGAAAGCGCTGTTAATTGAAGCACCAGTAAAAGCAATTGAGAGTTGTTGGATTGAATCCTGTGAACGCTCAACGCCTACAGAGCCACCTGTTTCACGGGCTCCGTAAAAGTTGCTGACGTTTAGGCCAGCAGTATTTTCAAAAGGCATGTATATCCCCTAATTATGAGTTAACAGCGGAAGTAATTACGATACCAAGTGTGTCAACACGTTGTGTACCGAAACCCCAGCGTGAGGAAGTAACGAACTCATCACGACGTAGATCCTTGTTGCGCTCACCTTCAACTCGGGGCATACGACGCCATGCAGCCATAATCGGCTTGGTGTTGTCGTCAGCTACGCACATAAATACGTTAGCAACGCCGTTAGCAACAGTAGTAGTACCATCACCGAATGAACCAGTCTGTAGACGGTTTGAAGTGATGATGTTCCAGCCATATAGATTCATCATGAATTGGTGGTCACGATCCCATCCACTAGCAAGAATCTTCTCGCCGAAGGGGGTAACGTCACGACCAATTGAGATGAGCTTATCCAGTGTAGCACCAACAACAGGGTCAACGATAGCAACACGGCCAGCCATAGGAACGTTAGCCTTGTCGAAAGCCAGCTTCATGTTAATGAAGTGTGACAGAGCAGCAACGTTGTTAACTTCGGCTGAGGCAATGCGGTGGGCAAAGCCGTTAATTGTGTTAGGGTTGGCGTTAGTCTGTGAAGTGTTACAACGACGCAGGAAGCGTGATTCAAACGTTTCTTGAATAGCACGAGTTGATTCGCTTGAGCGAGCAGCCATCAGGGCTTCAACTTGAGCACCGTCTTCACGGAGTTCGTCAGTTACATACCAAGCATCACCAACATAGTCAGTAATGGTTAGCAATACTTCACCTGATTCGATAGGGCTATAATCGAACGGAACTTCTTCAGCGCCGTCTTGGATAGTTACTGAACCGATGGTTTTGATGTGCAGTGTGTTGCCTGAACCGAAATCAGAAACGTTGCGATAGAAAGCGCCGGGTAGAAGACCATCTTCTAGGTTACGCAGAATGAACGCAGAATACTGTTCGGCTTCAATAAACGCAGTGCTGTTTGCACGGTTTTGTGCCATTTATTAAGTCCTTTTAAATACTTTGTTATAGACAGTCGGATTACTTAAGTCATAAGTAGTAAGGCCCTGCGCTAAAAGCTCATCCACCATTTGCTTGGCATTCTGAAGTTCTGCACGTTGTTCTTGACTGGTAGCACCAATTAGAACAGGTTTACTGTTACGACCAATAGCCGAATTACTAGGCGGATTGATTGCCGCCGTATTCACTGAACCACCAGGAACAAGTCCTGGCTTTTGAGGCTCAGAACGAATACCTAGGGCAGCGAGAGCAGCGCTCGGACTTTTAGCGGCTAAAGCATTAATATCTGCTTTAGACATACCGAGTTCTGTGGCTTTGCTGTAGAAAACTTCTTCAGCTTTTTCTCCAAATTGTTCACGAACCTTAGCAACAACTGCTTGAATATTTGCAGCTTGTACAGCTTGTTCTTGAACTTTGGTCAACTGAGAGTTAACTAGATTAGCAATTACCTCTTCATCAACACGCGCTGGCTGGTTAACCGCTGTGTTCTGATTCTGAGTTAGCTGTCGTACAGTTTCTTCAAGAGTAGTGATCTTATCCACTTGAGGCTTTAGCTCATTCAATTGACGTTCCTTTTCATCAAGTTGCTGCTTGAGAGTAGGAATGTATTCTTGAGAAGCTTTAAGAGCCTTCAGTGCATCTTCTACTGAACGGTACTTAGGCTGTCCCTGTTCATTACGAATTTCCATTAGCATGGTGGCTAACGCATCGTTCTGATTAGGATCGGGATTGCTACCCGCATTAGGGATTGCAGGGGTCTGCTGATTAATTTCGTTTCCGAAGATAGTCTGGTCTGACATTATCTCGATGATACTTTCTAAGAAGTGAATGGTGGATGGTCTAGGTAACGATCCTAGTGGGCATTGCATCTGTTTTACAGACAGACCTCGCTCCTTACGAGACTACCCATCCATGGTGCCTCATGCCTGAATCGAACAGACATCAGAGCGTTACAAAGGCCCTGTTTTCCCATTAAACTAATGAGGCATAACTGGCGGAGCGTAAAGGAATCGAACCATTACCCTTTCAAGAGTAGCCAGGTTTTCAAGACCTGTTTGTGCCCTGCACGCTACGCTCCTAAGTATTTGATAAGGTTCGTTCGTAAACTCACTCACTCTTATCTATACTATATATTATATACAAAGTATAATACCGTAAAATATTACTCTTCTAGACTAGAAGCTGCTAAAAGTGAACGTATTTCGCGTAAAGCTCGTTCGTATCCGATTGCGTCTGCTTGTTTTAACGCCCAAGAAGGACTAGCATACTCTTCTTCGGATACTCTTTTTGTGCGTCTACTCTCAATCTTTTCTTCTAAAATTTGAGTGAGCCTAGAGCGTAAGAGAGCTGTGGCTTGCAGCTCTCTTTCCATCTCTACACGTTTCTCACCTGTTAGACCTTTGGTCCAGGCTGTCTTATATGCCATTACATTTCAGGAACTTCTTGTTCCATTGCAAGTTGGTTTTCATCTTGTGCGATTGCTGACAAGCGTTGTTGTTCAGCACCTTCGTACACAGCGGAGTTAGGACTGAATAGATCAAAGCGTGACAGACCAAGCATGTCTTCAACCATAACCGTGAGGTTCTTTGTATTGACATGAGGAGCAATCTGTTGCCATAGCTGCGTATTAGCAAGACCTGTAATGTTCTGAACAAGCTGAGCCTTAGCAGCAAAGTGTCTAGCACCAATAGGACGTAGCTTACCAGAAGCTGTAATGTCATCTTTCGTAATCTTCATGAAAGAGGTAACACCTAGATCATTATCAATTACGCGAGCTACATCTTCTCTGTCCATGCTACGTCTAGCAACTTCCAACATAGCGTTTAGAACTTGTTCTAGAAGCTCAATCTCAAAGTGTGTAGTTTTCTCTTGGAAGATACGACCAGCAGCATTCTGTAGCTGTTGTACTTCGTACATGGTCTTTTCACCAGCAGAGCGGATGCCCATAGCCTCTCTAGGAGCGCCTGCATACTGCTCCATACGCATCTCTAGGCGATCAATTGAATTATCCGCTTGGATGACCCATTGAACGTTTCTAGCAAGCTCTGTAACAGCTCCATTCTCATCGATATGGATTTCGGCGTTAGGACCCCAATCAAAGGCTTCTACTTCACCTTGGATAACCAAAGGAGGCATGATAGCTAAGTCCATAGCATCTGCCTTTACGTTCTCTAGGTGATCTAGTCGATATTGCATACCTACTAGGTTTTCCAGAGGCCCCATTGACCAAAGGTTGTCAGGTCGGCTTCTCCATCCTACATGGTAAATTGGAGCATGACCAAGCCAGGATGGGAATGGCTTATCTTCTACAACGAAGAATCGATCAATTACCATGATCTCTCGGCCTGTCCTTAAGACTTCGTTCTCATCAAAAATATCTCCGTAAAAAGTTAGAACTTCTACGTAGTTACTTTGGAGATACGTCTCATAGTTCCCAAAGCCATCAATCTGCATTCCTTCGGCTTTATTTAGGTCTTCCCACCCAAACTGCCTTCCTGCATTGATAATCGCTTGGCGGCCCTCTAAAGCCTTTCTAAGGGCACTGTTCTCTGGTTGGTTCTGTGCCATTGATGTCAGTTCACCAATTGAGTACAGAGAACGGATGATTTTGAAACTGTCCTTGAAACTAGTAGCCAAGGGATTGAACACGATGTCTAGGGGACTAATTCGCTTAACACGAGGTCCCATGTAAGACACTGTTTTCTCTCCTCGATTATTTTCTACAAAGCTGCTTTCATACAACACAGTAGCAAAAGCATTGCCATAGTCAATATAATCAAGAAGTAGCTTACTCATTTCTGTTCGGAAATGGCTTGTACGTGTCTTGTTAGAGATATATGATTCAATAGCTTTTCGTTTATTATCTGTATCGTCTGAAGCTGTGTATGCCTCCCAACGAAGCCAATCATCGTTAGGGAAGAGAGCAGAAATATAATTGGAATGTAAGTTGTCACGAATCTGACAAAGCTTAGGAATAGTTGTACTATTCTTCCAAGGCAACTTACTATTTGTAGTGGTAGAGGTATCTGTTGCAAAGATGTAGTTTCTAAGCTCTTTCCAACTCCCTACAATGGGATTACGTTCGATATTGTATTTGTGCCAAGTTTGACCAATATATTCGGCCATTTTATTAGCACCACCCATTCCTTTAAGAACTTGTAAAGGGGTAGTCATTTAATTCCTTAACGATAAGCCACCCCACCAAATCGGGGATGATAAACGATTTTATTTTCTCGATACTCAGTATCTCTGACTTGTCGAGGCTTAATTGCAATTTCCATTACAGAAGCAAGAGCATCTTTAATGTCATCATGCTGAGGTCTTGCAAGAACTAGCTGCTCTTCTAGCATGTCAGTGTACCCGCCTTTAAAGTGCCATATACTCATATTATCATATCTATGTTCTAGGGCAGAGGCAATACGCTCTTGTTTAGTACCTTCATGTCGATTAGGACGATGTTCATCAATAGATAAACTCAATCCCTCTGATCTTAGAGTATCTTTCAAATCTCTAACGATAACAGCTTGCGCAACGGTTACTTCAGCTCGTAGCTTTTTAAATTCCCATTTAGAATGTAATTCAGCAATGTGTCGAAAGTATTCGCTGATTTTGTCTGATTTGAAAACATCAATATCAAGAATATAGTAATACCCTTGGGAATCTACTCCAACTACTACAATGGCTGTATAGTCGCTCTTCTTTGAAAGCGAGAAAGCAAAGTCAATTGCAGCATATACATTTAATCGGTTCTTTTTGTAATACCAATATCCACCTTCTTGTCTTAGGAACTTTTTTTCATAGTATTGGAATTTAGAACGATCAATGCGATTAGAGCCTGGGTCATTAGGGTCATTGTAATACTGTGCGTAAAACTGTACAGTATCTGAATACTCTGCGCGGATTCGGGAAAGCACTTGCAAATCAAATCCAAAATACTTTCCATCTTCTCTCATAGTCTTAGGCCACAAGAAAATACCGTCAGTTTCTACAGCGTATTCCTTAATGCTCCATACTTGCTTTCTGTCAACAATATTCCCTGCTCCATCAAACACATCGTATTGTTGCTGCTTCCACGTAGCATACACATCGTTAGGATGGTAACGCGTTCCACAAGCCATAGTAAAACCACCAGCATTACGAATAGAGGTGAACTGTGAAGATTTCTTTTCTACGCTAGAGCGTCCATCCTCTGTGTAAGCATTCTCAGGAACAACCAAGTCATCCGCAATGATAATGTCAGCGTGCCAGCCTGTTGTGTTAGTCGTTAGACCAGCAGTGCTCACTGTAGCATCACGGATGCCTTCTCTACGTCGTTTCTCATGGTCGATAGAAAACTTACGTTGTGACCATCTTTCTCGTTTACCTTCCTGAGGGTTGATGTACTCAGGAAAGTATCTCTGATAAACTGTTGAGCCCAGGATATTCTGAATAGCAAATAGCTGGGTTTCTGCAAGTTCCGCTGTCGCTGATACGTACAGGATTGTTACTTCTGGATGCTTGGTGATGATCCACGCAGCCCAAGTCGCTACCATATGACTTTTTAAATGGGCACGAGGAAGCATAATCAGCTTGTTGCTTGTCTGATCCTCTCCCATCCCGTAAAGGGAATAGTCTTGCATCCATTTAAATAAGTCCTTATGAATTTCCCCATACACATAGCCGGGATTGACAAGCCGAGCAAAGAAGAACAAATCAGTTAACGCTGTTTCCCTAATTTCTTTTGCCTCGGCAGGCATTTTTTCTAATTTAGTTTTTGCGTTTAAACGCCATTGATCTTCTTCGTTACTCATTAAACAACCTTAAGTAGTCTTGCTACATCACCGTCATATTCGCTAGCTGAACGGGCAGCAGAAGCCTTGTGGCTTTCTTTTTCTAGCTTGGTAGGGCGTCCAGCAGCTCGTGTGTCCCAGCCCCTGTCAGCAAGCCATTTAGAAGCTTGGTAGCTCCCTTCTTCCGCTAAGTCCATCATTTGCTTTACAGCTCGTGATCTAAGCTTCAATTCTAGCTCTTCTCTCCACTCATTGATGTATTCCAGGATCATCTTGTTAGCACAAATCTTTTGCCAATGCTTCCAGCCTGCTAGGTATGTCGTAGCAAACTGATATTCTGTAGCGTCTTCCATTTCTAGGTATAGACGCTTAAGAGAAGGATAGACCACACCATTATAAGTGTGATCTGCTTCCTTCAACGTGTAAATGGCAAAGTCATTATAACCTAGTTCCAAAAACAATGACTGCGTAAGGTATCGACCTCCTTGGTCAATAAATTTTCCGTGTGGATACATTTTATTAATTAACTTTTATAGCTTTAATTACACCTCGATAAGCGACTGTACCGGCAGTTCTTCCAATATAAGTACGCAAATAATACGTTTGAATAGCCCCTGTAGTATTATTAATTACATCAAAAACATTACATCGTAAATCTGCTGAAGTCCCTGGGTTATAAGTTTGCATATCTGAACCAAAAACCACTGTATTTGTACTATTTGTAATTCCAGGGTCACTTACATTACCAAACCTCGCCCCAAGCTGTGTAATTGTAGCTCCAGATGCATTAATAGTTTGTACATAACCGCTTAAAACAAATGTACCTGGAGGTAAAGTAATAAAAGCAGCGGTAAAATTACCAGCTGATGAAGTTGTTTGTTCACCACCATCAGCAAACCATTGGCGAATTGAATCATTAGGAATAGCTGGCTCTGTTAAATTACTATTACCACTAAAATATTGATTTAACCATAGAGAATTATAGTCAATAGTGTGACCACCGCCAAAACACCCACGAACTTCAATACCAATACCAGATGAACCAGCCCAATCTAAAAATTTACCGCCACTGGTATTTTCTTGATAAAAAGAAATTAACCTAACTGAACGATTACCAGAACCAGTAATCTGAATACCTTTTGTAAACTCAGAAATTACACTATCAAATGTAACATTAATACATTCAGTTAATTTTACACCATATCCAAAAGGACAATCACTAAAAACAGAAAAACCACCAATTTGAACAGTGGTGCATGCATCAGCTCCGCTGTTTCCAATTAATTCAATTCCGTGTAAACCACAGGCATTTACTTTTACATTTCTAGCACCAGAATACCCCCCACGTTCCCACAAAATCCCTCTACGTTTTGCATATTGAAAAACACAATTTTCTAAAAAAACAGCGTATGGGTAATCAGGACTTGTTGCTTTAATACTAAGAATGTCGCCTACTTGATTAGGTGTACTTCCATCCCAACCGCCATGAACATACAGTCCTTTAATTGTTGTATTTCCAGTAGTTGTAATTACATCAAATTGAGAAGAAGTTGCTTGAATATGGATTTTATTCCTACCATGAGCAATTACTTGAAGTCCTGAAAAATTTAAAGAGGCAGACACTATTGAAGGGGTTGCTGACTCTGGAAAAGTTAAAGCTCCCCCATACAATCTAGCTGCATTTGCAGCAGAATTAATTGCTAATGTATCGTCAGTAATACCATCCATTTTAGCACCAAAATCTTTAATACTAATAAATCCGTTTAACTTAATTTTATTCTTAAACGCTTTACTCATTTTACTTTCTCTGTTTTGTTTTGAAATCTACCAACCACTGCCTTAGCAAAGTCTCCCATATGAGGAGCTGCAAAGTAGAACGCAAGAATAAGCATCACTGCGGGGCTCATGTCATTAGCACTCTCAAGCTGTAGCTTAGCCAACTGATTAAGCTGTTGAGCTTTGTCATTCCAGAAAATAGCAATTGACGAAGCAATCTGTGAAACAACATATTGCATAAGCCATACGCCAGTAATTGCTAAGCTGATGAGGCGACGGGCTAAATTCTGCCCTTGTGTAGCCTCCATCCACCCTACCAACATAGAACGTGCTTCAGAACGTTCCTTAGAGGCGTCTACGGCCTTTTCTTCCTCAGTGTATACTAGGGCATCAATTCCGTCTTTAACGGCACCAATCGTCGATTTAATGGCTTCGTCAGTGCCAAAGAGTTTTCCCCAAAAGCTCATGATTATTCCTTAATCTCAAAATGAGGACCGTCTTTAAATGTACGCCAGTCTCCGCCCCATTGTAATGGGACATTAAGTTCTAACGCAGCTTTCTTAAAAGCATCTGCTACTGGATAGAACAAAGGCCAATCCCAGCGTACCTTACCATCAACGAGAGGAGCAATGTCAACAGCTTTACCTACAATGTGTTTGCTGTTCATTGTCTTGGAAGCTTTCTGCTTGACAAGCTGTTCTTGTCGTTCCTTAGTACGAAGACCTTCTGTAACAATAAACTTAACAGGGGAGTATGTATAGGCTAGCTCCACAACGGAAACTAGCCTAACATCTACACCTTTTAGTTTGTCTTTACTTTTTTGATCCATCTAATGAATCCTTTCAAACGTGTAATCAACATTGGCATCTTCTCAATAATGAAAAGAATAGAAACCACTGCTGAAAGGACAAACGTCCATTCTTCTACAGAAACGCCTAAGAAATGTAAACCAGGGGCTGCGACAGATGCTCCTACTTTAACTGTATCGTGAATATGATCTAATGACATTTTTTAGAAAGTTCTTTAACAATCTCAGCCGTGGCATTTGAAAACCAAGTGATACTATTGCCATTATCAATTCCAACAGGGATGGTTTTCCAATAAATAAGATTTTCCATAATTGCTCTATTAATTTGCGCTTCGTGAAATTTCAAACCAAGATGTACCATCATGGATTAACGTTAAAGTGTCGTCGGCAGTGGTTACAAAGTTTCCATTTAATTTCAAAGAAGCCCCACCGTCATTAACAGTTAATGCTCCAGTGAATTTTAGAGTAACCATCCTACCTGACCACCCGCCATTCAGGGTTCCAAAAGATGTAGTCCCTGTTACTTGGAAAAAACTTCCAGACGATGGTAGATTAATAGGATCAGCAGACGCTACAGACACCGGAGGACGGTTAGCATTATTAACAACAGGTACACCTATCGGCCAGTTCCCATAATCGTTATTCTGACCAATACGTACTTGCGAATTAGCCACTGCATTATTAATAGGACTGCTTGCAATATCAGTAAACCTTACACAATCAATACTGCTAATAACCGAAGCGGATGTAATTGTAATTCCATTAGGAGTGTTTCGATGAATACCCCCTTGGACAGATAAATCTCCGTTTTCATGCAAAACACCGTGATTAGCACATGCCCAACTGTCACTGTCCGTCATTCTTGTTTGGAGACCTGGAGAGGTACTAACTCGATATCCAACTTCTTGGGCAGCGGATTGGCAACCAATTAATCGTGTATCGGTTGACGTACCTTCAATATTAAATCCAATTTGACCTGTATACCCCGTTGTACTATCTGCTGAGCAAGAAAGTAATGTCATTGAATTACAGTTGGTAATCCAAAAACCACGAAGGTATCCATATGCAAAGCAGTTAGTTACTTTAGTCCAGTCACCTAGTGTGGTAAATCTAAAAGCATTTCCAGACCTCTGAAGGGAACTAGCAGGCCCCAGAGCTGCAATTGTGGCAAAGGGCCAGCAATGAATACGATCGAAATATGCAACATCTGCACAATTATCAATAAGGACGCCAGAAAGACAATCGATATTAATATCAAACAGCCGGAGCCGTTGACGACCACTGCTACCTATTGCACGTGAAAATCCAAGGATCATACACTGCGAAATAGCCGCATCATCCCCATCAATAATCAATGCTTCACCAGCAAAAGCAGAAGAGTTTGCAGCAGGGAATGTCATTCCTTTACGATGGATTAACAAGCCTGTAATTGATGCGCCCCCCTTAAGCGTAATTGTAGCTGCCGAGTTAAGGAGAAGAGCGCCCCCTACTGTTCCATAAGGTGCAGATGAATTACTTTCAGGAGATCCCACAATAGCGTGAGGACCTCTCAACGTAACGTTAGGTTTGATAATTAAATTACTGTCGATCAAATAACGTAAGCCATTAGGTACAAATACAGATCCACCTGCTGCACCTAAACTGTCAATTGCAGCTTGGAATGCGGGTGTGTCATT